ATTCCACTTTACACCTCACCAAGAGAGTTAAGTGATGAGGAAATAAAAGCAATAGCCAATAATTTAACTTGCACCCCAGATAAGAATTGGAATGTTTTATTTGCTAGAGCAATACTAAAGAAAGCGAGTGAAAAGTGAGCTATAAAGATAAACGCACAGACTTAGTCGAACAGGCACGAAAGTATGCCAAGCATGACGAATATTCTGTGACACGGAATTACATCAATGCTTTATGCGATGAAGTAGAACGACTGCGTGACTTGAACAAGAATGTGTTAACTAAGATTGTTGACGACTTAGAAACATTCGAAGATGCAGAACGCTACCGTTGGCTAAAGTCAGCAGCATGGGACTTGCCTGAAGAACTGGTAGCACCGACTGTTTTACTCTGTGACGGACGAGGCAATAATTGGTCGTGGATTACAGGCATTCAGCTTGACATTGAAATTGATAAACATAGGAAAGACAAATGATTAACGAACACGACATCGCCGATATGTGCGTATTGAAAGATTTGAAAGTAGCGGATAAGTTTGAACTAGAAGGTAAACAGTATCAAATGCGTAACATTTTTAATGAGTTTGCTTTTGTCTATGATGAACAAGGCTTTATCCATCGTATGTCAGCTTTTGTAAAGGTTACTAAGAAATGATTAAACTAGGAAACAAGATGTTAAACCCTTCGTTGATAACACGAATTGTAGACCGTGAAGTGTTCTATGCTGATGGTTACAGAGAAGTATTAACAGAACCAGAGATACAAGAATTGTTCTCATTCTTATTTAACGAACCAAGGAAAGAAGATGCTAAAGTGGACGGGAACGATACTGTGCCTAATCGGAATCGCACTAACAAGCCTAAACGAGTTTCCAAGTAACATCTGGTTTGGTTTCATTGGCTCAGCACTATGGGCGTGGTCTGGAATTAGGGACAAAGACTACGCTTTATTTGTTGTTGAATTTGTCGCAGTAATGATGTATCTAGGCGGTATAATAAAGTATGCGTATAGTTCTTGATATTGAAACAAACACAAAACACGACAAGATTTGGATTGCTGTTGCTCGTAACATTGACACAGACCATGTCATAAGATTCACAGGTAAGGACGCACTACAAGACCATATCAACCGTGCAACAAAGGTAATCATGCATAACGGTATCTTCTTTGACGCACCAGTGTTGAAGAAGGTCTGGGGAGTGACGATGAAGAAGTCACAGGTTGTGGACACTTTAGTCATGTCAAGACTTTACAATCCACAACTTGACGGCGGACACAGCCTAGAATCATGGGGTAATCGTCTTGGTTTCGCTAAAGGTGACTTCAAAGACTTTGATGGCGGTCTTACCGATGAAATGATTAAGTATTGTGAGCAAGACACGCTAGTAACTAAACAGTTGTATCACTTCTTAGAAAGGGAAATGAAACATGACTACTCGAAAGAAAGCATCGAACTCGAACACGAGGTCGCAATCATTGTCGCTGAACAAGAGCGTAACGGTTTCAGACTCGATGAAAGAGCTGCTCAGGGATTATTGGTGGAACTTAAGGCTAAGTTACAGGCTATTGAGTCTGAAATGCAAAGCGTATTTCCTGCCAAAGTTACCAGTGGCAGAACCCACAAGAAAACAGGTAAGCCGCTCGCAGACATCGTCGAGCCGTTCAATCCAGGCAGCCGTAAACAAATCGCAGAAAGACTCATCGAAAAAGGTTGGAAGCCAACGAAAACCACGGAAAAAGGTAGCATCATCGTTGACGAAAGCACCCTCGAAGGAGTCGACATCCCAGAAGCGAAGAAAATCGCAGAGTACCTAATGTTACAAAAGCGTATTGCACAGATTGAATCATGGATTGATGCAGTTGAATCCGATGGTCGTGTGCATGGCAAAGTAATTACCTGCGGTGCTGTGACTGGACGCATGACTCATCACAGCCCTAACATGGCTCAAGTGCCTAACAGCACAGCCATCTACGGACCTGAATGTCGTGCATTATGGACTGTTGAGAAAGGAATGAAGTTAGTTGGCATTGACGCAAGTGGTTTAGAATTGCGTATGTTGGCTCACTACATGAATGACAATGCGTATACGAATGATATTGTTGAAGGCGATATACACTGGACGAACACACAATCCCTTGGACTCATTGCTAAAGAAACCGTCAGAGACAAGACGAGTGAAAGCCATGAGGAAAAGAGAAGTAAAGCTAAGACTTTTATCTATGCCTTTCTCTACGGTGCAGGAGCTGCCAAAATCGGGACGATTGTTGGAGGTAGTGCGAAGGAAGGACAAAAGCTCATTGATAATTTTCTACGCAACACACCGAAGCTCGATGCGTTACGCAAGAAAGTATCTAAAGCATACAACGAAAAGGGCTGGTTACGAGGTTTGGACGGACGCAAGTTACTCGTACGCTCGGAGCATTCGGCGCTCAACACGCTGTTGCAAGGCGCAGGTGCGATAGTAATGAAGAAGGCTTTGGTTCTGTTGTCAAAAGAACTAAAGAAGAACAAGATACCGCACAAGTTTGTCGCTAATGTCCATGATGAATGGCAGATTGAAACGACAGAGGAATATGCACAGCTTGTCGGTGAAACAGGCAAGAAAGCTATCGAACAAGCAGGACTAGAATTAAAGATGCGTTGTCCTCTTGACGGTGATTACAAAGTAGGTCTAAACTGGAAGGAAACTCACTAATGCAGTTACAACTAGGATTACCAGACATAAAGCATATTGTTTGCTATAGCGGTGGTCATTCGTCAGCAGTTGTGGCATTGAATGTCGCAGCTAAGTATGGAACTAAAGATTTAATACTACTAAATCACGACATTAATCCTAATGTAGAGCATGATGATATTAAACGATTTAAACAAGAAGTTGCTGATTACATCGGAGTTCCTATTACCTATGCTAATCATCCGCAGTGGCACACTATGGACCAGTTTGATGTCAGTGTAAAGACAAAGTCGTTTAAAGGCGCTACAGGTTTAGCTATTTGTACTTCATTACTTAAGACTAAGCCATTTAACGACTATCTCAAAGCTAACTTCCCTGAAAAGAATTGCATTATTTATTACGGTTTTGATAAGAATGAGCTACACCGTGTACAGCGTAGAGCGACAATCTTAGGTGAGCAGGGTTATAAAACAGATTACCCAATAGCCTTGTGGAATAAACTTTATCATACGACCACAAAAGAAGTCGGTATCAAACCTCCATTAGCCTATGCTAAGTTTAAACACGCTAATTGTACTGGTTGTCTAAAAGCAGGGAAACAGCACTGGTATATTGTCTATTGTGAAAGACCTGACATCTTTGAAAAAGCTAAACGCTCTGAAGAAGAGATTGGTTATTCAATCATGAAAAACGACTATCTAGAAGACTTAGAACCTCTATTTGCTAAGATGAAATGTTTAGGTATTGAAGCATCAGAACACGAAGATGCTAGGACATTCTTTGCTAGAGTTAAGAAACAGATAGCTGAGTATGAAGATGAAGATGTAGCAAAACCTTGTGAGTGTACTTTTTAAAGGAAAATTATGATTGAAGATGATGAAAACATTGAGAATATCTACGGTATCATAGGTATTACAGCATACAACGACGGTACTTATGTAATCCGTACTTCGATGGACTTACAAGAAACACATGAGCTAATCATCAATGCTTTGCAGGATTTAGAAGATGGTGATTTAGAAGGTATGGAGGACTTTGGTGAGCCTAAGAACTTTCATTAAGTTTCTCATAATGTGAAATCTAGTAATCACATAACGATGTTATATTTAGTATCAATAAGACAACGGCTATGCCACTACAGACATAGTTCCATAAACAGCCTTGCTAGGTGGTTGTTGTCGAATATCCTAGCATTTTATCAACGCAGTAGACAAAGGAGAAAAGCAGTATGGAAATTAAACCAGTTAAAATTCAAGCAGAAGTTCAGTGGGCATTCTTTGACAAGCCTAATGAGATGTCTGGCAAGTTTCAGTGTGACTTGACCAACTTATCTGACAGTGCTGTAAAGGCATTGGAAAGCATGGGTCTAGCACCTCGTAAGCGTGAAGACAAGCCTGAGAAAGGTTGGTTCTTGACAGTGAAGTCTAACTACGCTATTCAGCCTTACGACAATAGCGGTAACGAGATTAAGGACATCGTAGGTAACGGTTCTAAAGCTGTTGCTTTGATTAAGCCTTATGAGTGGACCTGGAAGAACAAGAAAGGTGTTTCAGCATCATTGGCTAAGATTGTAATTACAGACTTAGTTAAGTACGATGCGAATGGCGAAACAGCTTCTGACGATTCTGACGACGACATCCTGTGATAACTGCACTCATTGACGCTGATAGCTTGATATACGCTGTTGGCTTTTCTGCCAACGATGTAGAAGCGCCATACGCTATATCTCGCTTAGAAGCAACAATGATTGAGTTGTGTATGGACATTGAATGTGATGACTATAAGGGCTTCCTAACGGGTAAAGGCAATTATCGTAACGACATCGCAGTCACTGCCCCATACAAAGGACAGCGAGTAGCAGACAAACCAACACACTTCACAGCCCTGAGAGAGCATTTAATCAATTCTTGGGGCTTTGTCGTTACTGAAGGTATCGAAGCTGACGATGCAGTGGCTATTGCAGCCTATGCAGAGCCTGAAGATGACACCATCATGGTGCATATCGATAAAGATTTAAATCAGCTTCGTGGTTGGCACTACAATTACCGTAAGAAAGAAAAATACTATGTTCCTGAGTTTGCAGGACTGGTGTCTTTCTACACACAAATGCTTACTGGTGATAGGATTGACAACATCAAAGGTATCAAAGGTATTGGTCCTGTGAAAGCTGCAAAGTTACTCAAGGATTGTACAAACGAAGAAGAGCTATACGAAGCTGTTCTAAAAGCCTACGATGGCGACACAGCTCGTGTCTTAGAAAATGGACAACTGTTGTGGTTACAAAGAGAGAAAGGACAACTGTGGCAACCACCGAAATAACACTAAATTTAGAGAAGTTACAAGAGTCTGCACCGATTGTGAAGATTACTTGGATTGACGCACAAGCCGATGCAGGTTGGGAGAAACCTAAAGTAGACTTGGCTAAGTGTGTCACTGTTGGCTTTTTAGTCGCTGAAGATGAAGAAGGTATCTGCGTTGCAGGAACTGTTAGCGACAATATGTGCAACAATGTAATCAGTATTCCAAAGCGTTGGATTATTCAAGAGGAACTAGAGGAAAAGAATGTTCAAAAACAAACTCACCAGAAAAACAAAAGACCTGGGAAAGTTTCAAATCGCAAACGAAGCGCAACTAAAAACGGAAGTGGATGCGGAAGGTAGGGTTTGTACAAAGTGTTTAACATATAAGCCGTGGTCTGAATATGTCAAATCTTCTAAAACTGTTACAGGACACTCTTCTTGTTGTAAGCAGTGTAAAAACACAGCAAAACGAGCGTTGCCAAGAAAACCATCAACAACCAAATCTAAAGAACGCTCTAAAGCATATCAAGAACATCTTAAGAAAACAGACCCTCTCAAAAAGAAGTCTCAGAATCTTAGAAGCGGAATGCGTTCACGGAGTCCAAAAGGTATGGTAGTTCCCACATCTAAGGAAATTGAAGCATGGTTAAAGAGCATACATCCGTTTGTGTGTTACTATACTGGTGTGGAATTAAAGAAAACAGATTTCTCAGTCGACCATAAGCAGCCTTTAGATAGAGGTGGTGATAACAGTTTTGATAATTTATGTATTTGTACAAAACAAGTTAACACTACTAAAGGTACAATGACTGAAAAAGAGTTTAAAGGACTACTAAAATTTTTGGATAAATGGGAAGACAAAGGCGCTCGTTTACTTCGTAGACTGCGTATGGCAGGAAAGGCGTTTGGAAAATGATTGAAGAGCATCTTGACCAAATCCGACTAGAAGTACAATATCTACGAGAGTCTTTAAGACTGTGTCGTGATAGATTAGAGTCTATTGAGCAAGAGAACATTTATCTTCGTAATCAAGTAGACACATTATTGAGAATTGTTGGAAATGATGACAAACCAGAAGGGAGTAATCACTAATGAAAGAAGTAAACCATTACTACACATTTAGGTTCGAAACAGACCACACGACAGAGAACGGTCCTTACGCAGCTCGTCGTGAGTTCAATAGCACTGTCGAGTATCCTGACGATATTTCATGGACAAGTCCTTTGCTTGATTTCGTAGAGTTCTTAAGTAACATTTACGGCTACGACATCAAAGAAAAGATTCGCTTTGTGGACAAATACGGTGTCTGTGACTTTCGTTCACAACCTTACACACTAACAAACTTAGAAGGCGACGATGAACAGTAAACTCTGTCGTTGTTGTAACACAGATAAACCGCTCAGCGAATACTACGCTAACTATACCATTTGTAAACCTTGTAAAAATGAACAGTCTAAACAATGGAACAAAAATAATGTTGATAAAGTTAAGATTACACGAAGAAAAGTTTCGTTAAAGAAGAAGTATGGAATCACTGTCGATGAATATAATCTAAAACTAGAAGCACAACAACATAAATGTGCTGTGTGTGGCGGGGTCGATAACAATAAAAGTCTTGCTGTTGACCATTGTCACAAAACAGGTAAAATTCGTGATTTATTGTGTATGTCTTGCAATCTTGTTTTAGGTAAAGTTAACGACAGTCCTGAGCTTTTAATTAAACTAGCGAATTATTTAACTAAACATAAGGAGAGTTAAAATTAAACTACTTTTACTAGATATTGAGTCGTCGCCTAATTCAGCGTATGTTTGGGGACTATACGACCAAAATATTTCTATTAATCAAATGATAGACTCATCACGAGTATTGTGTTATGCAGCCAAATGGGTTGGAAATGACCAAATCTTTTTTGATTCTATTAAAAACTCATCACATAAATCAATGTTGAAAGGAATCCATGCACTCCTCGACATGGCAGACGGTGTTATTAGTTATAATGGTCGCAAGTTTGACCTTCCTGTATTGCACAAGGAATTCTTATTACATAATTTTAATCCCCCATCGCCTTATAAACATATTGATTTGCTTAATACTATGCGTCGCCAGTTTAAGTTTACTAGCAATAAACTGGACTATGTATGTCAGCAGTTAAAATTAGGTAAAAAATCAGACCATGAAGGATTTGAGTTATGGTTGAAGTGTATGAACAAAGATGCGGAAGCATGGAAAAAGATGGAGGAGTATAATGTCCAAGATGTTATCTTACTTGAGAAACTGTATCATAAACTTATGCCTTGGATACAATCGCATCCTAATCAGAATGTGTTTGCGGACGAGCATGTTTGTCCAAGCTGTGCTTCGCCGAAGATACAGAAGCGTGGAACGGCTGTTAGCGGTACAGGCGTGTATCAGCGATACCAATGTAGAGCGTGTGGCACATGGTCGCAATCTACGAAAGCACTTAGCAAGACAACGGAGATTAAGAGGATACCAACATGATAGTAAAGACGCTTAAAGACTTTTATGACGAGCAAGGGAATTTATGGTATAATGACAGTCCCGTTGCAATGCCAAACCTAGGCTGTGAAGACCCTGGTGATACATTTTCCGTTAAGAATCAACAAGTTGGAGGAACGCATTATATGAGAAAAGCCTACCAACCTTGGGATATTATTGAAGAATGGGAGATGTGCTTTTGGTCTGGCAATGTTTTGAAATATCTGTTAAGATACCGTTATAAAAATGGATTGGAGGACTTAAAGAAAGCTAGACACTACTTAGATTATTTGATTGAAAAGGAAGAGAAGAATGCCACTGCTGTTACACGAGATTAAGGAAAGACTTAAAGAACTTGACGAAGTCACGCTGTTAGAGCTGTTGAACATTACTTCTGAGGACCTTGTCGAGATGTTTGGAGACAAGATTGAGGACAACGCAGACAAACTAGAAAGAGAAGTAAGATAATCTTGAAAAAGAAATTTACTACCGAAGAAGAGCGTATTGCTTATAAAAAAGCATACATGAAAGAATATCGTCAGCGTAATAAAGAAAAACTATATGCTGCGGATAAAGCAAAAACACAACTTCGGAGGAAAGTAAATAAAGCAAGGGCAGTTGCTTACTTAGGTGGTTCATGTAATCATTGTGGATTGACAACACCTAATCTTAGTGTGTATGATTTTCATCATTTAAATAAAAAAAGAAAAGGAGGCAGACCCAGGTAGTTTATTGCATTATAGTTGGGCAAGGATACAAAAGGAGCTAGATAAGTGCATATTATTATGTGCAAACTGTCATAGAATAGAACACGAAAAGGAAAATAATGTCGAACATACCATTTAGTACAGTAGGATACATTACCTACAAAAGAACATACGCCCGTCGCTTGAACGAGGCAGCCGCTGATAGTCCTACAGAAGAATTTGAAGACACAGTAAACCGTGTAATTGCTTCTGCTAACAATCAACTTAATGTTGGATTCACTAACGATGAACAACTGCGTTTAAAACAATATTTGATGGAATTGAAAGGAACTGTCGCAGGACGATTCTTGTGGCAGATGGGAACAGCAACAGTAGATAGATTAGGTCTAGCTAGCTTACAGAACTGTGCGTTTACAACAATTAACGAGCCTGTAAGACCGTTTACATGGGCGATGGATATGCTGATGCTAGGTTCTGGTGTCGGTTATAATATTCAAAGAGTAAATGTTGATAAACTTCCTATTGTCAATGCTAACTTCACTGCTCCTACTCGTCTCGATACTACAGATGCTGATTTCATTGTTCCAGATAGTCGTGAAGGATGGGTTAGTCTACTTGGTAAGACCCTAAAAGCAGCATTTTTAAGTAATCGTAAAAATACATTTACTTTCTCAACTATTAATATACGTGGAAAAGGCGCACCAATTAAGGGCTTTGGTGGTACTGCTTCAGGACCAGAAGATTTATGTTGGGGTATCTCAAAGATTAGTGAAGTGCTTGAAAAAAGAGCAGGTCGTAAGTTGCGTCCTATTGACTGTTTAGATATTATGAACATTATTGGTGCTGTTGTTGTTGCTGGTAATGTGCGTCGCTCCGCTCAGATTGCAATCGGAGACCCTGATGATGTTGAGTATTTATTAGCAAAGCGTTGGGACATGGGTAATATCCCCAGTTGGAGAGCCATGTCGAATAACTCAGTTGTTTGTAATGACATTAAAGACTTACATGAATTCTTTTGGGACGGGTATGAAGGCAAAGGCGAGCCGTACGGTTTGATTAACCTCAAATTAAGCCGTAAGATTGGTCGTCTAGGAGAAACCATGTACCCAGACCCTGATGTACAAGGTTATAATCCGTGTGCAGAGCAGTCTTTAGCGCCTTATGAGACTTGCTGTTTAGCTGAAGTATGGCTTCCTAATGTTAAGACATACGAAGAATTTGTTGATATTTGTACATTATTGTACCGTATTAATAAACACAGCCTTGCATTACCGTGTCACTTAGATGAAACAGCTGATATTGTCCACAAGAACATGAGAATGGGTATCGGCATTACTGGTGTTCTCCAAGCCACAGAAGAACAAAAATCATGGTTGCGTCCTGCTTATACACAGTTGCGTGAGTTTGATAAGAAGTACAGCGAAGAAAACGGATTCCCTACTTCAATTAAATTGACAACAGTTAAACCGAGCGGAACATTGTCTTTATTACCAGGAGTAACGCCTGGATGCCACCCTGCGTATGCTCAGTATATGATACGTCGTATTCGCATCTCTGCAGACCATCCATTAGTAACTGTATGTCGTGAACACGGTTATCCAGTTGAGTATCAACAAAACTTTGATGGTTCTGAAGACCATAGTACTGTAGTTGTGTCTTTCCCATTTGCATATCCTGAAGGAACAAAGTTAGCGAAGGAAATGACAGCGATTGACCAACTAGAAACAGTTAAGTGGTTACAAGAGGTATGGAGTGATAATTCTGTATCGTGCACAGTGTACTATCGTAAGGAAGAGCTTCCTGAAATTCGTAAGTATCTCGCTAAAAACTATAAGAACAATCATAAGTCTTTGTCATTCTTGTTGCATAGCGACCACGGATTTAAACAAGCACCTTATGAGGAGATAACTAAAGAGCAATATGAAGATTTAGTTGCTAAGACAAGATTAATCACCAAGATTGACGATGCTCAGTTTGATGGTGGTGATGAATGCGCTTCAGGAGCTTGTCCTGTTAAATAAATAATCCTTCCTTGTGTGTTGTACCTTTATAGCCCCTCTTCGGAGGGGTTTTTTTGTTGCATATATTACACATTTTTACAGTTTATGAAACAAATAAGGCTCTTTCAGCTTCTCTACGTCGCTGTAGACCACGACTAACCCTACCTGCAGCCATATTCCACTTCAGTAGTTCATTAGCGGCTTCTTCCCAGCGTTCTTCGTTGATTCTACGACGCAGTGTGCTGTTTCTTAGATTACCAGCACCAAGGTTATAAGCAAAGCTAACAATAGCACCCAACTGATTCGGTCTATTAACCAAAACAGGGCAGAGACGCAACACAGCAGGAATAAAGACAGTACGAAGCGTGTAATCCAGCAAAGTATTTGCCATGTCAAGATTAATTTCTCTGTCATTAAGTGTTACCCTTGTTCCGTCGGTATAAAAAGTAGAGCCGTAGCCTATAGTGGGAACACCCGCACTACAGAGATACGGCTTACTACGGTATCCCTCAAATGCTTTGATTAACGACAAAGCCTCTGGAGGAATCATTTTTGTAATCGTCTTAGAGTTCTATCAGCGAAGAAGTAACCAGCGATAACAGCCATTAAACCAATGTCAAAGCTGTCCATAACGAAGCCCTGTTGATATAGCTTTAAACCCCATAGGATAAGAGCTACTTCAGCGTATTGAGGACGTATAGAAGCATTCCAAGCATCAATCCAAGCTACGCCACTAGGCTTATAGGACTGCTTTATAGCCTCTGTAAATGCTTCTGCCTCGTGGACGGCGACATCAGCGTCTGCTTGTACTTGAATAGCTTTAACGCCTAATTCAGCCTGTACACGGAGTGATTCTAGGTTACGAATGTGAGCTTTGTCGTCCAATTCTGCCTGTAAACGCATACGCTCTACTTCTTGAGAGTGTTCTTGTTTACGGACAAAGAAGGCAGAAACTTCGCCCCAAATCATTCGGAATGCTGAACCGCCTAAGAAGGATAGGACTGCTTCAATCACTGACCAAGCTCCTGTTCTAACTTACGAAGTTCTTCCTGTTCTGCAGGTGTTAAACCAACTGGCGCAGGTGTTTTTTCAGGTGATTTTTGCTGTAAAATATCTTCAGCAGTAATACCCGCTTCTTCAAAAGCTCTAATTGCTTTTAAAAATAATGGACCTGTAATAGCGCCTTGTTCTTGTTGTTTTAACAAAGACACAGCAGCGTTAGTTGCTTTTGGATTAGTAATAGACTTAGCAATAAATCTAGGACCTAATAACATAGTTCCTGCAGCTAAAGCAGACCAGCCAGGATTATCCGCAGCAATCTTTTGTGCGTCTGGGTTAAGGAATACTAATGCACCAGCACCTAATGTACCAACAGCCTGTGCTTGTTGCGCTGCAAAGAACAAAGGAGCTTCTGCAGGTGGTTTCACAGAAGATAGCTCAGCAGCTTTCAATAGTCGCTTAACATTGCCTTGTTGTTCTTTTGTTAATACTGTTTCAAAAGTACGGCGAATAGCTTCATCACTATCAATCTTTTGACCAAGACCCGCCAATGAACTTTCAGATTTGAGCAAGTTCTCAACATAGCCACGGCGGACTGCTGCGACAGTGCTGTCAATATCTAATTCTTTGTTTAACTGTTTTGCACGACCTAAAGATTGTTGCATCTCTTTAAATGCTGTGACATTACCAGATGCAAAGATATTCTTACCGACAAACTCAGGGTCTTTTGTTAGCAGTTTAGCAGTAGTGTCAGTATACAAATCAGTAATACTGTCACGATATAGCTTAGAATAGAACTTATACTGTTCAGAAAGTGTCTTACTGGTGTCTTCTGGTAGTCTTCCTTCAAAGTCTATTGCAGAACCTTTTAACTTACTTCCTGCGGTATCCATTTGTTTTTCTAAGTTATTAACAAAAGCCTTAGTCTGTGCAACTAATGCGCTGTCAGGCTCTGATGCTTTCTGCAAATCTCTGAGTTTTGTCTTAAAGCTAGATAGAATCTCATGAGCTACACCAAAGTCAACCTTCTCAGGCGCTTCAGATATTTGTGTCAATAAACTTCTTTCTCCTGAAGAAATAGTTAGCCCACCTGCTTTTTCTGCTCGGTTTAGAATCTGATTAGCTTGGTTCTGTAAAGGAACTAAATCTACTGGAATAGTGCTATTTTGTGTTAAGTTTTGATAATATGGGCGAACTGTGCTTTTTAAAGCAGCGTCACCCGCAGCAATACTGTCAGCAAAAGACTGACCTGCAGCAACACTATCATATGCCTGTGTCGAAATATCATCTAATACACGAGTTTTAGCAGTTTGAATGGCTTTATCTGTTGCTTTTTCAGCAGCCATCATTACAGGCTTCCCTGTAAAAGAACCACGAGCAATAGATTCTGAAATACCAGACATAGTGCCGCCAGTAGACTGGAATGGAGTTAAACCAAAACCACCTGATTCTTTCAGTAATCTATCTGCAGCAAGTGTAGCAGCAATATTAGGGTCAGCTGGAATCGCATTTCCAAATAGCCCTGAAAGTTGATTACGGGCGACATTAATAACTCTACCGCCCACATTAAACACTAAATTACCTAATGCATCATAAGTTGCTTGTTCAACCCCAGATTGCGCTACTTTTAAAAAATCTGGTTGATTCAATATTGCTTGTTGAGCAGCTTCTCCAGTAGCACCACCAAGACCTGCACCGATAGTTCCACGAACTGTTGCCTGTCCTAATATACTTCCTGTACGGGCTGCAGCTGGGTTTTTACCACTTAAAAGACCAACAGTACCACCGACCATTCCGCCTAACTCAGGTAGTGTTTGAATAACAGCTTGTTTAAATTGTTGCCCTAACGAAGGTTCTTGATAATTAGGAGACAAAACAGAAACATATCCTGTCGAGTCACCTACCTCTTGTTCCAAACGACGAAGTTCTTCTTGCTCTTGAGTAGTTAGTGCCATATTAAGGTTGTCCTTGTCCTTGTTTACGACGCAATTCGTCCAATCTTTGTCTCTTAGCTATCTTCTCATTAACATCAGCAATAGATTCTTTCTTTGCTTTGACAAAATCAAAAGATGCTAAATCGCCACCACTGTTTTTAAACTCAGTTGCTTTTTGATATGTCAAATCGTCAATTTGTGCATCTCTTGCAATTCTATTAGCAACAGCAGATATTGTTTCTTTTGTCAAACCTCTGCTACCAACAGCTTCTTTTAAGAATCTGACATCCTTATCAGACAAAGCTCCTTTAAGGTTTTTAGCTTGACCAATAGTCAAAGCAGCAAACAACTGGTCTAACTGTTCTGATTCTGAAGTACCTGTTACATTAATTCCAAGTGCATTAGCAACTTGTGCTGCGTTTAGTTTTACATTAGAACCAACACCAGTAAATGATTTGTTGATTAATGAGTTCATGTCATTAACAGTTTGTAGTGTTGTACCTGCTGACAATGCTCTTTCGCCTAAATCCACATATTGTTTAACATTCGCAGTTCTTAACTCTTTACCTTGCTGTTCACCAGGCATTACAATCTTAGTACCCTTCTCAGCTAATCCTTTAATTTCAGCGTCAACCTCAGCGATTAATCGTGGGTCTGCCCCTCCTTGAACAAGACGCTCACGGTATAGTTGTAGATTAGCAATATTAGGCAATTTTTCTTGTCTTGCTTTTTCAGCTTGAGCTATAGTTCTATCAATATCAGCTGCTTTAGCCGAAGCCTGAATAGCAAATTCAGTGTATCCTTTACCAGCTAATGCTTGTGAAAAATCACGAAGCCCTTCTGGTGTTGATACATCAAATTGTTTACGCATTTCAGTTACATCACGAACAATTTGTAATTGTGGGTCTTCAGTACCGAGCAACCCCTGCACCCCACGACCAATTAGCTGACCCTGTTGTGCTGCTTCAGCATACAAAGGGGCTAATGAAGGATTTAACATTGTACCAGGACCAGCTGCCATAGCCCCAGCTGCACGCTGTTGTGCGTCTAATAATTGTTGCTGTTGAACTTGGTATAGTTCTGGTGTTAGTCCAAATAAATTTCCTACGATAGATTTCTCTGCCATGTTAATTCCTTAATAGTCAAACTCAGTATAGTTTCCTGGTGTATTACTAAACAATGTACCACGGTCTCCATAAGGTTTTGGGCTTAAAATATTACTAAACCAATTTTGAATCTGTGGATTCTGCGATAATGAAGTTAATTGGTTTGTTAATGTACGGTTTCTAGTTGATTCTATACCTTGTTGAGCAATTTGTCCAGCTAATCCAGTCTGTGCAGAAGTTTCTGTTCCTAGCTGCAGTAAACGACCCGCTGTAGCGCCTGTAGTAGCAGCACGACCACCTAAAGCTGAACCTAGTTCTAAACCTTGTTGTCCTAGGTTTTCGATAGAACCAGCTAATCCCAGTTGTGTCTGTAACGGACTGTAAGCCGCAGAAGTTAATGCAGGTACTTGTGCCAATAATGAAGAACCTGTGCCAAACAAACCTGCGCCAAACTGTGCTTGTTGCTGTGCAGCTTGTTCAGCACCTGCAGCGAGTTGATTTTGTTGCTGTGCTAAGGCGTTATAGTAAGCAGCTAATTCAGGATTAGTCTGAGCCATGCCCTGTGTCGTACCGCCAGTAGCTAAACCAGTTCTGCCTGTCTGGAATAAACGATTACGGATACCTGCTAGAGCTTGTTCTTGCTGTGGGGCTAATAAAGCCTGTTGTTGGCTGATATAACGCTGACGAGCTGCTTCAGGAGACTCAGACAAATAACCCTGTCCCATGTTAAACAAAGACTGAGCAGCAGGGGTCAACATTGCTGTTTGCTGAGCAACCTGTGTAGGGTCGTAAGCACCTGCCTGTGTCAATAGTCTATTCTGAATCGCCTGTAATTCAGGTGCTACAGTGTATCCTGCAGATACTAACTGTCCTGTATTGGGGTCTATTTGGAAGTTAGAAGAACCAAATCGTGTAGTGATACCGACTGGTCTAAACTGTGCCATATTAGCAGCTTGTTGTGCTGCAGCGAGTTGCTGTGCAGAAGCCCCGCCGTAAGCACCAGACACATTAGGACTTCCGCCTAATAGTGAACCAGCAGCGCCTCCAATCTGCGCCCCAAGAGCAGGATTACCCATAGACGCACCAATCAATGCACCGCCTATAGTACCGATTGAGCTTGCCATCTTACCCATTATTTACTCCAACTATAAATTATTCCAAGTTTACCATTGTCTAAAGGCATAGAGCCTTCAACTTTCCAACCAGTTACCTCTCCAAACTTTGCTAGTTTTGTGTTATCCTCTTCAACAAGGGCAACTAACGGAGTTCCGACAAGATACTGCAATAAATTTAAATCTTCTAAAAACTTCTTCTTTACTTCTTTGTTCCACTTAAAGACATCAGTATGAAACCAGTGCATACCGCTAAAGTATTCTAAAAACATCACATAATCTTTACGCTGTACGACTGGTGTCTTTATCATTAAGCTGTACGTTTCCACATATAAACAACAATGTATGGAGGCAAGTTAGCATTAGTGCCGCTAGAGCCTGTAGAGGCGTTAGTCGTAGCAACAGTAATACCTGTTGTAGTTGTATTAGTAAAAGTGTTCGGACCTAATCCGACACCAGCATCTCGGACAAACTCTTGTGCTACAGCACTGCCATCATTGGCTGTAGAATCTGTTGAACCTACAAAATGCCTATGTCCAGGGTCTGTAACAGTAGAAGTAGCTGTATGTGTATGCGATACAACAATAGCGTCTTTAGAACCGCCAGTTTCCTCAGCAGTGTCAAATAAAGGGTCTTCTGAGTTAAAACCAACAGGCATACGACCAGCGCCGAACGCTGTCCAAGTACCGAATCCTAAAAGAGTTGCTGGGTTGGTATTGTTTGTAGCGTTCATGTAAATAGAACCTACAGGGTATGCAACCTGTAATGCTGTTGTTACAAAAGCTGTTGTTGCAATCTGTGTAGTGTTTGTACCTGCGACTGCAGTAGGAGCTGCTGGTGTGCCAGTAAATGTAGGACTTGCTGTATCTGCTTTGGATGATATGGCAGAAGCAATAGCATTAAATTCGTCATCAATCTCAGTTCCTTTGACTGTTTTGCGAGGGTCTCCAGTGGTGTAACCGTCTTTAACTGCAAAGTTCGTGCCTTTTGTGTAATCACTCATAATAACCTCTTAGATTAAATTCTTACCTGCTTTTAAGCTGAAATCTAGTTTTTGAATAGACACAGGAACGCCGTTTACGTCTGTTTCAAACCCTAACTGTAATATTTTTCCTGAACCACCTAAGTTTGCTTTTACATTCTCTAAAGAAATACCAGTAGAATATTCTGCAATACCATATTCAGCAATACCATATTCGTATACTTCAGAACCGTTCAATATAACTGTTTGTGAATTATAATTAAACGAATAATCAAAACTCCACTTCATTGTTATTGGCTGTGAAGAACCGCCGATAGCAACCATGTTTATTTTCTTTAGTATCTTGATGATAGCTGGTTGGTCAAAGTCGAAGTAGTTGGTGTAGTAAGACATACGATATGCTTGTTCATTGTCTGTATATCCTGTATACTCACCAATATAGCCTGCTTGACCTACATACAGTTTTCTAGCCTGTGTAACAACAAAAGCAGTTGGAACTAAACCAGCCCATGTTGTTACTCTTGCTGAGCCATCCTGTAGCGTTCCTCTTGTGTCAAAACAATAAACTATTTTAGAAGCAGGTAACGACAGTAAATAAAAAGCCTCTGTTGAGAAGTAAACTGCTTTAATATTTTCTACGTCTTCACCGTTTACAGCTTGTACTAATTCGTCACGGACATTCTTTGATACATCTCTGAACGGTAATGACTTTTCTTGTACGGTTCGTTGAAACGACAAAACACCCGCAGCAGATAAGAATAGAATATCTGTACCTGCGACAGAAGCTACAGAATCTCTAGCAATACAACCCGCACCGCTAATGGTGTCAGACAGAGTCATTGCTGACGGGTCTTGTGGATTAGCGTAAATAACAATATGACGCTGACAGAATATTACCAAGAAACCATTATGAGCAGCTAAGGCGACAATAGGGTCATTGTTCGGAACTACTTCAGAGATATTCAAGTAGCCTGAAGTCCCTGTTTTCCATTCTTTAGGATTCAACAAATCACTAAAGTAAACTGTTTGTCTATCTCCTGCAATGTCAGCAACCCATGTACGTCCAAAAGCAGTCAAGACACAGTTAGGCTGAAATGTCGATGCTGTGTATGTTCCTGGTAAATTAGTAGCAACATCGCCCAAACGCTGAAAGCCGTAAGGACCATCGTGAGTGTTTCCTGTGCTGCTAACTTTATGGTAAACCAGTGCTGGGTGTCCCGATTGAACAACTACAGCGTGTCCTGACGGCGTAGCGCCTGTGTCAAAAGGCATTCCAGCCATCTGCCAGTCATCGTCAGTAATGCTATAACTAACAGTATTCCAAGATTCTACATTACCGCTAGTTGTCCCTGTAGGTACAGTGACTGTAAATGTATTTGTAGCAGCACTAGCGACAGTATAAAAACCATCGACAGCAGTACCGCTAGTGAAATTCAAATAGACAACAGCGCCATTAGAATAACCATGCGACGTAATCGTAATAGTTGCTGTTGTGCCTGTCTGAGAGTAAGTACCAGTCTTCTTTGTAGTACCAATTACTTTCTGCTCAGTAAGGGTTGTTGTGCCTGTATACAGCTTATTGTTAGCAGCAGATAACAAGACATTACCGTCATCTAATACTAGCTCAAACAAAGCCTTAAAAGAGCCTGTAGAAGCTGCAGAAGAGTTTACCTTTTCCCAACCTTTACGAGAACCAATACGACCAAATCTATCAATAACACAGTTCTCAGCCTGTAAAGCAAAACCACTATTCAACTGAATAGAGGAGTCTTGCTTATTTAAGCCAAAGAAGCCAGGAGCAGCGATAGAGCCGACTAGGAACTGTTCTGCCATTATGGTGCTATCCAAATTTCAAAGTCTTGGTTACGACCTTGTTCGATTGCAATATGGTCTGCTAAAGACTGACGATACAGTCCATAGGCTTCAGAAGAAGCTAAACCACCGTCTTCACCACGCTCTGCTAATGCTTTAGCGTATGCCAAGAATGTAACAGGCTCACTAGGTACTTTAATTACATCAGCATTGTTTGTTAGGACAGCCTGTGGCTTAATGACATGAAATCTAATAGTATAAGAACTATCAGGGACAGGAAATAGATTTACTTTAGTGTCGCCGTTGCTGTCAGTTCCTCTGAAGTTATAATACGTCGGAGAACCTTTTTGCAAAGGAGTCATTGCATAGAATTGATTTAACCACGCTGTCGGAGCGACATTGAGAAAGGTGTCTTTAGTGTCGTTAAGAACATCAACAACTTTAAAGCGAACACCAGCGTCGGTTAGTGTATAGTTGTAAGTATCAGCAACAGCTGAAACTGTAATAGTGTCGTACAAAGCATTCCATTGCCATGAGTCTTCAACTTCACGCTTTGCATCATTGACAAACTGTGCTATCATCTTAGAATAAGCACTATCGTTCACAGAGGAAACTTCTGTTTCTCTGAGTCTGCGTAAGACATTATTTACGAGTTCAAGATATGTCATTATATTCCTTAGTGTAGCACAGTTTTACTGTATTGTCAAGCAATTTTACCACTTGACTTTGTCAGCCCAATATGCAGCAGACATCTTTCCTTTAGCGATGTTGTCGGCGTGTCTTGCCTTAAATGACTTCTGACGGGCTTTTTCAGAGGCTGTTTTAGGAGCTGCGCCAGCGCCTTTGACACCCTGTTGACCAAATCGAATGGTCTTAACTTTGTCACCCTCTTTAGCAACGACAACATGACTCTTTGTCGGATGACTAGGAGTCTTTTTAGGCTTGTTATACCCTGAGACACCAACCTTGGCTAGTCTTGAGTCTTTTTTCATCGTTTTTTAGCTGTTTTAGCAGCTTCCTTAAAGTCTTTAGCTGTTGGAGCGCCTTTAGAACCTACTTTACGCATCTTCTCACCAGAGCCAGCCTTAATACGCTTACGCTTGGCTGCGATGTTTGCATAGAGTCCTTGCTTCATTAACGACCTCTTGCGCTACGGTTTTTCATTGTACGACCGCCACGCTGTGGAAGAGACTTACCAGCTTTAGATAACGCAATAGCCACTGCTTGTTTCTGTGGTTTACCTTCTTTAACCATCATGCGGATGTTAGAAGATACTGTTTTGTCTGATTTACCTTTTTTGAGTGGCATTATTTCATTCCTTTCATCATCTTAGCTTTCATCTTTTCTTCAGCCATGTCAGCCTTCTCTTCCATTTTCTTATATTTAATCATGTCTTTCAAGAAGCTGATTTCTGATGAAGATAAAGAAGCCTTTGGTGTTGACTTCTTTGCTGGTTTCTTAGTTGCCATTATTAGCTCCCGTTCTGATAAGAGGTGTTTTGATGAATCTCTACAGTAAAGATTACTGAGAAAGAACTTGTTGCTTCTGGTGTTACTCGTAATTCGTCATACTCATCCATCACCATACGACCTTGGCTAAATTGAATATAATCTCCAGCGCCAATCGACTTTCCACCCATAATGATTGTACTGTCGTTTTCACTAGAGTCGTACCACGAGGCAGTTATTGACTTTGAACTACCGCCATAGTTAGAGAAAAACAACAATGTAGCAATAGCCTTACATCCTTTAGGGACTGTATAGACTGTATTAGCCACACCTGCTGTTAAGTTTTCACCTACTGTAAGTTCTCTCATTTAATAACCCAGTGTGATGTAATGAACGTGACAATACCGCCAACCATAGACGCAACAGTCATGCCCATCCAGAAACCGCCTTTAGACTTATTAGCCAAAGCCAGTAACTCTTCCATTCCTGACTCTAACTTATCGATTTTTTTCTCCATTGCTTCTACTTGAGCAACGAGTTTTCCATACTTATATGGGTCAATTTGTCCGTCGTTCATTTCAGCTTCCTATTATCTTACTTAAAGACTCTCGTAAGAATCCTTAAGAAAGAACCCTCCGAAGAGGGTCTTTCTAGCCAATATTAGGCGTTTACAGCCAATACGAAGCCAGCTTCTGGACGTACTGTCTTAACACCGTAAAGTGTGTCGGCAGTGTACAGAGTTGACAAGTATTCTTGCTTGTACTGAGTCTGTGAACGAACACCAACTTGCTCAGCGAGAACCATAGTATCAGTATGGAACAAGAGAGCAGCTTTGATAGCGTCGCCAGCAGTGTTTTCAGCGGCTGTTTCGATAACTGGCATATTGCTTGACACATAGATGTCAATGCCATACAACTTACCGATTTGACCATTTTGAACACCACGACCATCAACGAAGTCAGAGCTGTTATAACGGTCGATACCCATGATAGAGTTACGCAATGAAGGAGGAATCGCAAACTTACGACCATCCATTGGAACATCAGCGTCGTCCATCAACTGAATCAACTTACGGAAACCAGCATCAGTAAATACGTCAGATGTAGTTACTGTGTCAACAGCATAAGCAGTCAAACCAGTAGTTGCATCGATGTAGTACGCATTGCTGTGTACCCAGTCAGCACCGTCGCTGTCGCCAAAAGACTTACCCAAAGCGATGAGGTCGTCATCAACTTGCTTAGCCAAAGCATAACCAGCGTCTTCTGTGTAGAAAGAACGCAATGAAGCCAATGCTTGAACTTCAGAGATGTCTTCGATGAAACGTGAGTACTCATAGTGCTTGTCAATCAAAACTTGCACTTCTGACTCAGTGTCAGCTTGGATGTTAACCAATGTAGCTGCAGCTTTAGCAGATGCTTGACCACGAGTTGGCTTAGGAATATGCAATGTGTCGCCCTTCTTACCACGGAAAGACATCTTGCGAACTAAGTTAGCTAGAATCAAGTTCTTCTTGTATGCAGCGATAACCTCATCACTCCAAATCTCAGGAATGAATGTACCAGCGTTTGCTTTTGTTACAACTGATGACGAGTCACCAGGGAAACGTTCTACGGATAATGCCATGTTAAAACTCCTTTAAAATATTAATACTAAAATTACTTAACACGACCTTCCTGATATGCCTTCATGATTTCATCAGACATCGCCATATAGCGTTCAGGGTCGGTCATTCTCAATTTAATAAGGTCAGCACGACGATATACTTTTCTGCTTACTTCGCCAGAACCGCCGACATCAACAGAAGCAGCTTTCATTGCTTGTTCTTGAGCCTTAGCTTCGACATTCTGCGGAGTTACGTCTACTTTAGGTTGCTGCTGAACACCTTTTAGCGCCTTGTAGGTACTAAGAAGTTCATCAGCGGACTCAAAGTCGTATTCTGCGTCAGCCTTAGCAAATAACTGTAGTCGAATCGAAGAAGATTTAACCCAATCTTGGAAACCTGCATCTTGTGCAATGCTCACAAAGTCTGGATGTTTTGCAGCCAGTTGTTGGGCTGTTTTCATTTTCTTCAACTCTAATGCAGCCATCTTTGCTTCTTGAACAGCAGGGTGCTTCTCTACTGTTTTCAATACAGCTTTCTGTGGGTCTGCGAAAAAGTCTTCGTCTTGCGATTCTTCAATCGGCGCTGCTTCAACTTTAGCTTGGGACTCGAGTTGTTGTTTTAGCAGTTTGTCTGCAAGGCTTCGTACTTCATGCACTTCGTTAGCTTGTCTACCAATTAGCTTCTCAGCCTCCATGTGCATCTTAGCAATCTCTGCTGCTGATTTACCTTTATACTTCTCTGGTAAGTCTTCAGAAACTGCTTTGTCAACCGCTTCAGTATTTTCCGCTCTAGTGGAGTCTGGGACTGGGGTTGTAACATCTTGTACTACTTCTTGCTCATTACCGCCAAACAGTTCTTCCTGTTCAATAAAGTTTGCTGCCATTTAAAGTCTCCTGTCACCGAATCAAGTGATTTTAGGATTAATATACTGAGGCTCTTTCGAGGTATCTCAGGCTTGGTTTTGTTTACGCTCGAGTTTCGCTTTCTCTTCATGTCTTTTAGCCCACTTATCGTACGCAGAGACATAGATTGGGTCTGTGCCGTCTAGTTCGATTCGTGGTGCTGAGATAATCCGATTAGCGTCTTTGTCGCAACAATCACAAGGAACGCACACTGTCTCATAACCAATGTACTTCTCTGTAATATGTCCGTCCTCGCACATAAACTCAAACATCCTACGCATCGCCACTGTCTCCCGACATGAGCTGTTCGTAGGCTGCTTCAGAAGCTGGTTTAAGGTTTAGAAGCCAATTCAGCAAATCTAGCTGACCACGCCTTAAATGCAACTCTGATTCCGTCGTGATTGGCATTACTTGGTTTAAGGAGTCGTACATCTTTTGTACGTCTTCCATTAGGTCTTGCCAACCCTCAGTCGCCATCATAGAAAAGCGACTGTCATAGTATCTTTGTAACTGTTTGTCCATTATTCTTTGTCCTTTTCGGAGAATAGGGTTAATTGTGTTGTATTTTTACAACAGTGTGCCTAATCTTACCACATTTTTATGGTTTTGTCAAGTGTTTTTATGCAAACATCAAGAAAAAGTTAGAATTAGTGGCTGCTGGAGCGCTTACCTGACCGTTGATATAACTGACAGATAAATAATCAATTCCACCGCCAGCTGTAAAACTCAAACCTGTGTTATTTCCACCGTTGGTTGAGTTTGCACCCATTAGCCATGCAGTAGGTTTTACTAAAATAGCTTGGGCTGTCGTTGTAGAACCTAATTGCAATAAAGTACCAGCTACACCATTAATATTGAATGTTGTCGTAAATTCATTGGTTGTTCCGTTTGTAAACTGAATACGCCCAATAGCTGTATTAGTTAGTCCAATAAACTTATTAGAACCTGATACGGTTAAAGTTCCTGTTCCACCTTGGTTTAGCGTTGGGTAAGTCTGTATTCCACCACCAATAAATGTTTTTTGAGTTGTTCCACCAAAACTAATAACACCTGAACCCGTTACAGTTAAATTAGTTGATGTAGAACAATCCCAAAGAGTTTTATTGGATGTATTGCTGGTTTGCGTAAAAAGCCAAGTACCAGACCCAATATTTACTGTTCTTGCTACTGTTCCGCTTGAGTTAAACCCCCAGTTACCAGTTGCAATTCCTGTATTTGTAAAAGTAGTATTGTAGTCATTAGCATCAAAAGTACCACTTGTAAGGATTAAAGCTGCGTTACCTGAGTTTACGCTATAAGCATCACTTAACCTAACAGTACCAGTAAAAGCATTTACTGTAATTGGAAAAGTCATTTGTTTGCCAGCAGAGGTTATATTTTGAATTCCTCTACCATAAAAAATAGCCCTTGAACCACCGTTTATAGTTATAGCAGAACTGAATATTAAATCACCATAGTGCTGGCTACCGCCTACAAAGTTAAAGTTAGTTGTAAAAGCTACTGTTCTATTTGCAAACGAAACATTAGGCGTAGGAGATGACCTAAATACAATACTAGAAGCAGTAGTATTGTCATCAAAAATAGCAGTATCTTGTGGAAGTGGGTAATATATTTGATTAGCTGTACCACCTGATGTATTAGACCAAGAATTTTCTAAAAATGAAGTTGTACCAGTTCCAACTCTATATACAGTTTTTGGTGCTGGAAAAGTAATATAGCTATTACCGCCACAATCGCCCAGCCTAGTTCCTGTAATTGTTGTAACAGTTCCAGTTTGGTCTACAGTTATATCTCTAAAATCACAATCAGATACAGAAGAAAGCGCAGCTATTTTAAAAGATACTTGAGTTCCGATAATGCTTGAAACATACAAAACTCTATTAAATGCTGATGGGGTTCCGCTACTTAATCTAAGAGTTCCATTAACTGTTTGATTCCCAGTAATTGTAAACTGACCGTTACCAGTTGGAGTATTAAATTGCAAATTGTTATAGGTGTTAGAACCTGTAACACTTTTTGTTGTTGCTTGTCCATTTGTCCAAGTAACATTGTAAAAAGTTTGCCCACTTCCTAATAAATTACTACCGTTACCTGTAAAATTTATTTGTGAAGTCCCAGCATTAAAAGTTAAATTAGTTGATGTTGTAAAATCAAGACTACCGCCAATGGCTACTGTGCTTGAACCAAAATTAATGGTTCTTGTGTTGCTATTACTAGAGTTAATATTACTAGTTGTAAAAGCAAAATTATTTGTAGTAAAAGTTCCTTGAGTTATTGTAGTATTTTGATTAGATGCTGTAGTAAGTGCAGCACCTAACTGAACTGTTATTCCTGACCCATTTACATCAAAAGGAGAAAAGTTTTTACCAGCAGAGTTAATGGTTGCATCAGCATTAAAAGTAACCAAACCAGTATGGCTATAAGTCATTCCTGTAGCCAAAGTGATACTTCCTGATATAGTTATAGCTGCTGTGCCAGTTAAAGTACCAGTAAAACCTGTGCAGTTAATTGACTTAGCGCCTGTGTTGCCAGTAGCAATAGTTACAGTACCTGTTGAATTGGCATCAAAGAACACATCATCAGCGGATGTAGGTACAGAAGCACCCCCAGCACCACCAGACGTGGTTGCCCACTTAGTACCAGCAGTGCCATCCCATGACGCTGTACCACCTACCCAGTATCTATCAGCCATTAATTACTCCGCCTTTTTGTAACGAACTCCGTTAATCTCAATGTAGTCGTCTGGGTTATCCTCGACTACTGGAGTTACTTTATCTACAACAGGTGGATTTTCAATAATGTTTAGCCAGTTGTTATAGCGTTCTTGCTTCATTGCTTCAATGTCAGCTTCGCTATGTGCATGGTCTTCAGGAAAATAGAGTGCATCACGATATACACCGTACTTATCATTTTTGATTTCAAAGTCAATCTTAATCATCTATACTCCTATTATGCTTGTGTTGCTACTGCAATTACGTCCCAAAATACATCGGTAGAATTATACACACAACCGACATAAGTTATTTTACTTGCTGAAGTTGTTGTTGGCAAGGTAATTCCAACAGCTCTGTAAGCACCACTTGTTGTTGTCCAAGTAATACCTCTAGCAGAGCCGTTATCTTCGAATCGTAATATTAATCGTTGACCGTCAACAGGTGTGCCACTAGGCGCTAATACTGTAATAGCTCCTGTTAAACCAAAAGCATTGAACACATCGGTTGTATCGCCATTAGGTGTTAAGTTTCCTGACGTAGAACCTGCTGCAACAGCTCTAGGATTAATTCTTTTATTTGTAAGTGTTTGTGTTCCACTGGTAGTTACATAACCAGCAGAAGCGTGGTTTCCCCAACTATAAGCCGTATTCCAGTTTGATATGTCTGTAGTTGTGATACCGCTTGCAGCAGATGCAGTAAATACTGGGTCAGTCTCTGTAAATGATGTTAAATAACGACCATCTAAATCAACAGTATTCCCACTAGAAATTGTTAGTTCACCAGTAGAGCCATTCCAAGACAATGTCTGACTATCTGTTTCGCTAGTTAAATAACGACCGTCTAAGTCTACAGTAACACTACCGCCATCTTGCTGTGTTAGTGTTAAAACACCTGTTAATGTATCAAAAGAAGCTGAGTTTACTTTGTCGTTATAAGCAGCATCCCAATTAGCTTGAGACGCAGTAGTTGGAATAGAATAACCAGTGGCTAACGAAATAGCGATTGTACCACTTGTTGTAATAGGGTTACCAGAAACAGTTAATCCTGTTGGGACAGATAAGTCAACAGATGTGACTGTTCCAGAACCACTTGACACAGTAGCCCAAGATAATTCAGTTCCGTCAGTTGTTAAATACTTTCCTGCATTGCCTGATTGGTCTGGAAGAGATGTACCACCACCGCCCCCTCTAAAGATTTGAATATTCTGAGCTACTTCAGGAGAAAATATTTGACCAGCATCGATTTGGTTACCATCAGACAGTGTAATAACTAAAGAACCGTCAAAGTCGACAGAGGCATCAACGACAGAAATACCGTCTTTGCCATCTACACCGTCTTTACCGTCTTTACCATCAACACCATCACGACCGTTTAAGCCATCTTTGCCGTCTTTTCCGTCTTTACCTGCAGGACCTTGAGGACCTTGTTCGCCAACCATTGCTGGAGTGCGTAAAAGTTCCTCATATTTGTCATTTAAACGGTTTTCTATTTGACGAAGAGCTTCGACAACCATGTCTGCTTTTTGTCCAACAGCTTCGTCACGCTTTTGTTTAGCAATTTTGATTGTTTCTTCAATTTTGCTAATAGCTAACTGCTGTTCCTCAACAGAAACAGTACCGTCCTGTAGTTTTTTAATGTACTCTTTGATGTCAGCCATTGTTTGAGAGCTTCTCTGTCAAGTTATTCAAAAAGTCTTCTTCAACTTTGCCTATTGTAGCAGCTTTTTCAGACATTTGCAACTCAACAATCTTAGATTTGTTCTTAATGTCCGCTTCTTTTAACATTAATTCAGCAATCTTGACTCTACGGTCAAATTCTTTGCTCGCTGCATCGTCTTCAGTAGGTAAATTACGAGAAACAGCAGAAACAACCTTAGCTTCAACCTCTTTCGGGGCTAACTGAGCCTCAACAACAGCCTTCTGAGCGTCTGCAACGTCCTTAGCAGCCGATGCTTCCAACTGTTTGATCTGTGCTTGTTGAGCTTGTAAAGCCAACTGAGCTTGGATTTGCTGTAATTGTTGCTGTTCTGGGTTAGGTTGCATCATTTGGTCTAGTGTCTGAATCAGTTCACCACGGTTAGACAGGCTAGAATTAGCAATAATACCCTTCAAAAGCACTGGCAATACAGGAGTATCAGGACCGAGAGTCTGTAACAACCCAATCATCTGTGATTGTTCGTATTCACGAGCCATAATACCCAGCGTTGCGGTTGGTAAGAACTTAAAGTCAACAGAAGGATAACGCTCTGGGTCAAACTGCATATAACGGAACGCAGTCTTACGAACCAAAGGAATCATAAAGTCTTCTTGGAAGTTTGTCAAAGTACGCTTGTACTTCTTAATGATACCAGCCATAGCCATTGACATACCAGCACCAGAAGCATCTCTAGTAGCGTTTGTCACTAAACCTTGGCTATCTAGTGTACCTGTTGCTTGTAACAACATTCTTTCAAACTCTTTAGCTGTTTGTAGGTTGTTAGCATCAGTATTACCAAACTTAAACGGCTGAAGAATCTCTGCAGGATTACCGTTAGTTAGAATAGCCTTGCCTGGTTTTACTTCAAATCTAGCACCACGAGGCAGTCTAGTTGCGTCCATAGCAATCATTGGCGCTGTAGTCAAAGCAATGCTGTCTAAATGGCTACGCATCTGTGCGTCGATAGCCTTTTGCATATTGTAAGCCTTCTCAACAGTACCACGACCCCAGAAACGGTTAGGAACTGTGTCGTCTTGGTAAGCTACAACTGGACGGTCTTGCATCATGTAAGGGTTCTTTTCAGCCTTTAACAAGATACCGTCGTTAGCAATAACAATAATTGCTTCGACAAGACCTGAGTATTGGTCTGCTGTTGAATCTTCAGGGAATAAGTCAACGACTTCTTCGCCTTCGTTCTCTAACTGTTCAAGATACTCACGAGGAACTAAGCCATAGTATGTCAATAACTTGACTTTGTCGTCTTGGAATTGAACATCTTCTTGAGTAGGCTCTAAGTCGTCATCTACGCCGTAAGGACCGACATCAGCCTTGCGGTAGATACCCTTTTCCATGCCCTCAACCACCTTGTGGATAGAGACAAACTTCTCAACAGCAACACCCATTGCATCTTCAATAGACGTAGCATTAGGGTCAATAAGGAAGTTCTTAGGGTTTACAGGAACGTATTTAACACAGAAGTACTCTTTTTCTTGTACGCCATAGGCTGCTTGGTCTGAGCCAGGAATAGGCATCATAGTTGGGATTAGTTCTTTTTCTTGCTTAACAACTAATTCGCAGATACCAGTACCGTAAATCTCAGCCATGAGTTCAACTTGGTCGATTGCTTTCTTAATCTTACCTTTGTTGTCCATGTCTTCGGTGAGCTGAACTTTCATTTGCTCGACATCGAAAGGATTACCGTTGTAATCAGCAATGTCGTCAGAGATGTCAAAATACTCACCGTTACCAAAGATAGCTTCGATAATCTCAGCATGGCGTGTTTCAACAGCTTGTTGTGTGGCAGGACTGATAATACGACTACGCTCAGATTCTCTTGTTTTGTCTTCAGCAGCCCAGATACCACGGAAGATACGCTCGTACTCTTTCCAGTCTTCTAGGTAGTTCTCGTCTCTGTGTAGTCTCCAACGGTCACAGTGGTCAACAACGAAGCCTATAAGCTCGTTATCAGACTCTGTAGGCTCGTCCCATTGTGCTGTTGTCATTTTTTCTGCCATAATTTTCCTTATACTCCAGATATTACATCCAGTGGTTGCCAATCATCTTCTTCGTAATCGCTCATGTAGTTTGTGACTGCTAACTGGTCGATATACGATAAAGCATCAGGTAAGTCATCGTGTACATTTGCTGTGGGGAACATCAGTAGTTGGTCAACGAACTCATCAAAGTCTTCTTCAGCATTTAAGACAATCCTACCATGCTCAAAGCGTCCCTGAAGCGCCCATACAACCCTATCTACTTTCTTCTTATTACCGTGCGTCAAATCAGCAATATGTGCATAACAGTTGTTCTTACGCATCAAATCACTGAGATAAGGCAAGACAGCATTCTTAAGCGCACCTCGTTCAATACCAACCGCTAAAGGCTGATACTCACGAATGTTCTTAAGAATATTGACAGCAGTAGTTTGGATGTCCCAACGACCTGCCTCAATCTTTTTAACATACCAAGTACCGTCATCAGTTACTTTTACTACAGCAATCGCTGATTGGTCTAATCTCTTCTTAGTGGCATTAGCGTTCTTCGCCACATCTTCAAAGCCAGCTAAGTCTACTGCGATATACCACGAACCAACCGACGGTTCTTCACCGAACTTAATCCATTCTTCTTTGAACAGACCCGCACCAGCGTTATCAAAAGATGACAAGTACTCTTGTTTGAACGCAAATGAACTGAGTGTTCGTTTTGCAGCTTCGATTTCTTTAGGGTCAATCGTCTCATTGTCTGCCGTTGTGAAGTGCCAAGATTTCCATTCTTCGTCACTACCACTTTGTCCTAACTGATACCACTCATAGAAGTGGTTTCGTCCCGACGGAGTAGAGATAAACATTGCTCTACCTTTTTTATCTGACAAAGCAGCACGAAGTACCTTTTCCCAAATCTCAGGCTTAATAAAGGCTACCTCGTCCATTACCAAGTATGTCAACGACACACCACGAAGACTATCAGGGTTATCAGCACCTCTGACGAGAATCTTACGACCATTCACCAAAGTAATCTCAAGGTTGTTCACATGAGCAGATTTGATGATAGGTCTGCCTAAGTCCATCAGCAAGTCCCAGATAATCGTTCTTGCTTGTCCTAACGTCGGTGCTACATACATCACGCTAGAACCTTCAGGACAGTTAATACCCTCAATCAACAGCGTTACTGCCGACAATCTTGACTTACCACATCGACGACCAGCAGCAATAACTTTAAATCGTGTAGGGTCTTTGAATACTGATTTCTGCCACTTTAGAAGTTCAAAGTTTAACTCTGCCATTATTCTTTAAACTCCACGTCGGTTATTCCGACATTGTCCACAACATCTGCTTGTTCAATCTTAGGTTCACCCAATGAAGTGATGTTGATGGAAATCTGCGGTGTACCGCTACCGTTCTTACTCTCAAAGCTAGACAACGGTAACAACCTTTCACCACAGAACTTCAACATAGCGCCCTGGCTAGGGTGTCCATCAGTGAGTGCAGTTTCAATAATCTTAGTGATTACGCTATCACCTGCTGTCGCTAACAACCTAGCTTTGAATTCAGCGATTCTGCCAGCATCTCCGACAGGGCGACCTAAAGTGCCTGGTTTCTTCTTCTTTTGAATGTCAGCTTTCTTAGGACGACCTTTCTTAGGTTTTCCATCGACAACTTCTCTTCTTTGAATCTTTGGTCTTTGTTTCTTTACTTCTTCACTCATGTCTTTACCCTTATAGGAGACGACAACAAAAAAGACAAAGCCCTACTATATACTATAGAGTGCTGTCGTTAGACTGTAGTTCGCTATCACCTATGTCGGAGGAGAAGAATTCTTTTTTATTAATCATTCTTCTCAGCCTATCGGCAGTTGTTCTATAGGGGAACTATACAGTGTTCTGCGGGAGCAGGACTCTATCAATTCTGTATTGCTTGTACTATGAAGGCGAGTGTAGCATATTTTTAGAGATTTGTCAAGTAATATTTACATAATTACATACTTTGTCTAAGTAACATAGGCGACTCCGTCTGAGCAGTTAAGCAGGGCTACACAGTCTATATTAGGCTCTGCAGACCTCCTTCAGAGTGAGCATTTTCCATCATTGGGAATAACTTTATTATACTTTATTAATATCAAAGACTTATGAGCATCTCCTATTTTACTCTTTTGTGAACTTAGGAGCATCCCGCAACATTAACACAACAAAGACTACCCCACCCCCCTATGTTGCACTATGTTAGTAAGCACTTACACACTTGATATAGGCTATGTTAGTGAGTACTTACTTGCCAGGACTGTATAGACCAATGCAAATGATAATGATTCTCAATACAGGCTGCGTGTATGGCGTTGTTGCACCTATATAGACCTACCTGAGTCACAGACTACACAGATGATAATGATTCTCATTTGACTCTTATATAAGACATAAGACAGATGATACATGACTAAATGAGAACGATTCTCAATAACATCTACACAGATAACCCTACAACACAGTCAGGTATTAGCACAATACTGTCTAAACATACAGTAGTGTCTAAAACGCATTAAAACACGCTACAAAGCGTTTGTGTCTTAACTGATACCTAAGCATAGGACAGGTCTTAATCGCAGGTTTTCAAGTAAACAAAGGGTTTCAAGGCAGGTGTGTTGTATTTACGCAACTCAGGGTAAATCAGTAGTTGAGAGAGTTTGCAAACAGCAGTAAAGTTTAGTTATAGCAACACAGTTCAACAACACACAAAGAAAGGTAAGTAATCATGAAATACAGAATCGAACTAGACCTAGGTGAATTAGAATTGCTCAACGCAATCATGACAGAACAAGCAAACCAATACAAAGACCTTAGAATCCAGATGCTTTATAGAAAGGTTTACGGTAAGACTGCAGTAGCGCACAACACACTACCAAAGCAAACAGAACAAGCCTAACTGATGAGCCTTTAATAGGCGAAACCCTAGTGATAGGGTCTTAGGCAAACAACACAGAGGTAAACAACATGAAATCAATTAAACCAATGGTCTATAAAAACTACTTAGTGATGCTAGAGCCACAACACAATGGCTCAATCCTAGCAGTCGCATCTGATTTAGATGATGCAAGGGATAGAATCAAAAAAACATACTACGGTTATCAGGTGTCATACATCAAAGCCGAGATGAAACTATTGATTAATGATGCACTTGAGCATCAGTCTTAACAGTAGTAAACTTAAACACAGCAGTATCTTAAACTTTAGACAAGGGGTAAAACATGACTTACACATACATTGAAGAATCCACAGCATACGAGCAATACGATGAGATGTTAGACGATTGCCACGATGAGATTGTCATAGGCTATATTAGACTAGCACCTAGCACAGTATTAAAAGAATGCGACCCAATCGCTTACCAATGTGGTTTTAATGATTGGCTTGATTCATGTGAATTGACTATTGACGAGGAATAAACACCATGACTAAAAAAGAATTAAAGCAATATCAGAATGTAAGTATGTTAGAAGTATTAGGGGCTTGTTTATTGGGTGCTATCATTGGCTCAGTCTTAGCCTTAACTTATGTTATCAGAACAGGGGGGTTTTAATCATGATTACAGGGATATCTACTAAAGACGAAGTATTGAGCTTTTTCATTAAGCATGTGGATAACTACTACCAAGATGCTGATGACGAGCTATTGGCTCAGTTAATTATTGCCAAAGCCGAGGAATTGATAGCTGAAGATGTAGATTATTGGGCTAATCAATCAGTTAGAGAGCTTAGAAGATACGCTGAAGATGTGCTATCAGCAGGTAATCCTGAATTTTTAAACCAGAGCAATTTTCATAAACCAAAGGATTAAACCATGCTAGAGCTATCCGATGTATTGGTGTCTTTAGGTGTCTTATTTGGTGCTATTGCTTTGTGTGTCTATGTGATAGCAGATTTGATTCAATTAATTGGAGAGGATTTATGAAAAAACAATACACCAACGATTCGCCGCCATGGAAAGATAACAAATGGCAATATGGTCAATACAATCACATTATGCAACGCTTTAAAGCGATGGGATTTGTGCCACCAAGTGAGAAAAACACCAACACAGATAAGAGGGGTTAATTATGACTTTACTACATATACTTGTCGCACTGATAGGTTATTTAATAGGGTTTTTAATCGGTTTATACATTATTGAGAAATATTATGACAATCATAACTAAAAAAGATAAGGTCTTAGCAGTCTTACAGTCGCAACCATGCACGATAGACCAATTAAGCTCTATTGTCCCTGAATTACCTAAAAACTACGCTAGTCAGTTAATCTTTAGCTTAGTCAGAGCAGGTTATGTTCGTGTGGTCGCCAAAGATAAGCTATACAATCGTAACGGCGGATACAGGCTTATAAATGTCTATGCCATTAACGAAATGGCATCGCCAAAGGAATATCGACATAGGACTAACAAAGAACGCTTAAAGCATATTAACGGGTTTACTAAGTATCAGGTTTGGACTGATGCTAACGGAATCGAGAATGTGCATTATGGGCAAAAGAACTTACAAAACCCTAAACTTGACAAAGATAGCAAAAAAGCTTTACTGTTAGAAAAGATGCCACTTATGGCTATGTTCAACACTACAACGGAGGTTTAATATGATTGATAAGGACTATTTTGTAAAACAACATAATGACTATATGGAAAAACAAAAAGCAGCAGAGATTATGCACCTTGTCCAAGCAATTGAGACAGACGGAACTCCACAGAGTTTAGGAATATTCAAAGATTTGTCTAAAGCTGAGGCATTCTATGAGGAAATGCTAAAACTAGACCCAGACGACACTTGTCTTATTTACATCGATGATGTCATAGTAAGAGGATAATATATGAAAATAACTAAGTATGAGTTAAGAGATGAATTAGACGACCTTATCAGGGTATTTGATTCCTATGACGAGGCAGTCAGATACATGACATCAGGTGATAAGCTAGTCAGGAAAGTGTCAGAAGTGCCTAAATTGTCTAATTATGACCTAGCAGTTAAAAAGGTAGGCTATGCTGATGTCTAAAATACCTCTAAAACGCATCAAAACGCTCTGTATTGAGTTTTCTATGATGGGTTAAGGGTAAGGTATGTCTAACTATGTTTTTATTGAATAGAGAGGTTTTAAATGATTGGTGTATTATTTGCTAGGACGGATAGTCGCTATAAAGACTTTGACATCTATGATGTTTATGACATTAACAGAGATGCTAGAAACTTTGCAGCAGACTATCCTGTTATTTGCCACCCACCATGTAGAGCTTGGGGTCGATTAAGCCACATGGCTAAACCTAGACCTGATGAAAAGGACTTAGCCTTGTTTTCTGTTGATATGGTGCGTAAGAATGGCGGTGTTGTCGAACACCCAACAGGCAGTAGATTATGGAAAGCTAAGAATTTACCATTGATGGGTGAGGGCTATGATGAGTTTGGCGGGTTTACTTTAGAGATAGACCAATATGATTTTGGTCATGTTGCCCATAAAAACACTAAGCTATACATTTGTGGATTGACTATTGAGCAACTACCACAACTACCACCTAAGAACCTAGCACCAACAGATAGGTCTATTTGTGGTAATGTCAAAGGAACTAAACGCTGCACTCAATATCAGCGTGAATACACTCCTGACGGATTGATTGACTTTCTAACTAAGATTTGCTTAACGATAAAGGAAAATAGACAATGAAGTGTATTGTGTGTAATGCAACATTGACAGACTATGAAAGCAGTCTAAGACACGCTGAAACGAGTGCGTATCTTGATACCTGTATGGAATGTGTTAAGGCTATCGGAAATATCCCTGTTAAGGGTAAGAATGAGTTATTGACAGACATCGACCTAGATAGCGTTGATGCTCTGATTGATGATGATTCTGAGGAATACTTAGACGAACAAGGCTATGACGATGATTACTACAAAGACCTATGGGACGAGAGATAATGCTCAGATTGGTCGGTATCATAGGTATCTATGTAGTCAATATAGTGTCTATGTTGTTTACTATGATGTTTAATAATTTAGTATATAACATAGAGAAACAATCTACGATAGAACTATGTTGTAATACAATAAAGACTATGATAGCATACAACGAAGTAATTAGTCAAGAGAGGATTTAATGTGATTGAATATAACAACTTAACACCTGCTGAAGCCTATGAACAACATACGCACTATGTCATTCATGAATTCGCAGAACTTTGTCTAAAATATGGCTATGACAAGATGCAAGAGGAACTGTCTAAAGTATTAGACGCTAAAGTAGATAGGTTAGAACCATGCAACTAATGATTGTTGTCGGTTATTCTCTGTTTCTGTTAGTATGTGGTTATGCTTTAGGGACTGTGCATACAGACATTGACAAAAGAGTAGAATGTGGTTCTTTTACAAAGCATAACGCTAAGTGGGTAGGATACTTCGCTATGAATGATGCTAACGAACGCAGATGCTTTTGGTTAGAAAACAGATACCCTTACAGAGTAATGCAGGGTGTCAATGTAAATGGAAAGGATTAAACTATGAAAAAGGTAATTATTGCAGTTATGGTGTTTGTGTCGTTTAATGCGTCAGCACACATTCGATGTGAACCAACACCATCAGGCGGTATGTGTTGTTGGGACACTACTAAATCAATCTTTAGACCATTGGGGTGTTAATATGAGTTTAGATGACGATATGCGTTTTATTGAGCATCTCAAGCAGACCTCTGGAAGCTCTAAAGAGATGATTGAGAAGTGGTTAGAACACAAAAACAATGACGAACAATGGAAGGCAACTGTGGCAGAAGTTAAGGCTTATAACAAAGAGATTGAACGGATTTACAGTAAGATTGAATCCGACTATGAAGAACACAAAGATATGATTAAAGACGCTTTAGACCATTATCTGCGTGATACATTCGACCTCGATACTTTAAAGAGAATGTTGAAATGAGCGACAGTAAATTTGTTAAACATTTACCATGCGACAACTGTGGCAGTAGCAACGGCAACAGTTTGTATGACGATGGACACACATTCTGCTTTGTTTGTAATACACACTCGAACAACGGAACAACCACAATGAAAGAACAACCTAAACCTATGAATAAGGACTTATCATTTTATGACAATGCTGCTTCTACTTCTATCCCTGACCGTGGTATTCATTCGGCTTCTTGCCTAGCCTATGGTGTTCGTTTAGCACGAGATAAGCACTATTACCCTTACTATGATGCTGATGGCACTATGGTGGCTATCAAGACTCGCTCAGTAGAGGATAAGCAATTCAGTATCGCAGGTGATTTTAAACAAGCGATGCTGTTTGGACAGAATCTATTCGCTAAAGGTGGTCGTTATTTAACCATCACAGAGGGTGAATTAGACGCTTTAGCGGCTTATCAGATGTCGGGTAGTAAATACCCTGTCGTATCACTTCGTAATGGCGCACAAGCGGCTTTAAAGGACTGCCAAGCCCAATATGAATGGATTGATAGCTTTGAGAACATTGTCCTATGTTTTGATGACGATGAACCAGGTCGTAAAGCATCACAAGCTGTCGCTGAATTGTTCGGTGGCAAAGTTAAATTAATGAAACACAAGAAAGGATATAAAGATGCCTGTGATTACCTCTCTAATGGAGATTCTAAAGAATTTATCGACGCTTTCTGGTCTGCTGAAGGATACGTCCCAGACGGAATTATCAACGCAGGTGTCTTACTTGAGGACATTAAAAAACCGTTAGGAGTTGCACCTGTTTTGTATCCGTGGACAGGTCTTAATAAAATGCTATACGGTATCCGCCATGCTGAGTTAGTCACTCTTGCAGCAGGTTCTGGATTAGGTAAGTCTACTATCCTTCGTGAGCTTGTTTCACATATTTTAAATAACACAAATGAAAAAGTAGGTCTTGCGTTTTTAGAAGAAACACCAGAACGAACTATGCGTGGATTAATCGGACTAGAGATTAATAAAAAGATTCATCTTCCAGACGCTATTTATGACCCACAGGATATTGATAGAGTCTATGAAAAACTAGATTTAAACAATCGTGTATTTTTATGGAATCATTTTGGTTCAAATGCTATTGAAAATGTTCTTTCACGACTTCGTTATTTTGTAAAGGCTTTAAACTGCAAATACCTAGTCCTTGACCATCTATCTATTCTTATCTCTGACCAAGCAGGTGGGGATGAGCGTAAGAATATCGATATGGTAATGACTAAACTTCGTACATTTGTCCAAGAGATGAATTGCAGCCTTTTACTTGTATCTCACCTAAAGCGTCCTGAAGGCAAGTCTTTGGAAGATGGCGCAGTAACAAGTCTTGGTATGCTTCGTGGTTCAGGCGCTATTGCACAGCTATCTGATGCCGTAATCGGTGCGGAAAGGAACAGTCAAGCCGATGACATTATAGAAAGAAACACAACTAATGTTCGTGTGTTAAAATCGAGATATACTGGCTATACAGGGTATGCGTGTAGTTTGTATTACGATGATTCCACAGGTCGTCTTAGAGAGGTTATAAACGAGCTATGAAACAGTGTTCAATCTGCAAAGAAACTAAAGAGTTGTCTGAGTTCTGGATAAGAACTTGGAAAACTAAAAACGGTGAGAAAAAAGAAGGATTACGAGCAGATTGTAAGTCCTGCGCTGGTTCAAATCATAAAAAGAACTATACTGCACAACTACAAAATGGAGACCCTTGGAAATTAGCGGGTGAGCTATTGAACAGAATGCGGGATAGGACTAAAAAGCACGGATATGCTGAACCAGTTGATTTTACTAAGGAAGAAGTTGTAGAAATTATAACTAGTGGAAAATGCGCTATTACTGGATTTCCGTTTAGATTAGGAACAACAGGAACAAACAAAGAAAAGAACCCGTTTAATCCGAGTCCTGATAGAATTGACAACTCTAAAGGATATAGCAAGGATAATGTTCAATGGGTTGTCTTTATATACAATACTATGAGAAATAGTTTTGATGATAAAGATGTGTTACTATTTATAAACCATTTGAAAGAAAGCTATGATATGTCGTCAAAACCACAAAACAACGACACTAAAAAAGAATATGTCGATGTTGATAACATAAAGCCTGTTGCATGGATTACACACGAAGGCAAGATAGTGAGCAATCGTGAGAAAGAAAAGTATGACATCACTTTTGGTGACTATTGCATCCCACTCTACACCGCACCAAGAGAGTTAAGTGATGAGGAACTCAACAAAGCCTTTGATTACTATTGCGAAACAGATGAAGGTGTGTTGCGATTCAATTATGAACTGCGTGATGAGTGGAAGAAAGAGCAATTAATCCGTTGGAAAGAAGCATTTAAGAAAGCGAGTGAAAAATGAAGCCTGTTGCATGGATGATTATAGATGTGGATAACGGAAAATCACTTCAGTCTAAAGAAAGCAAATTTTCGGAAATAAATATTCCACTTTACACCTCACCAAGAGA